TGTACTTGCTGTCATGTAGCAGTTCATGCAGGACACATTGAGCGTGATGAATTATTATCAATCGTTGCAAGGCGTGAAGGGCTGACCGTGGATGAAGTGTATCGACTCAACCGGCGGGCTATGGGGTATGATGTGTGATTTCTCAGAGCTTTGGGCACCCCCGGGGTGCGTAGGTACTCCCCAGCTGATTCAGCTACACGGGTCTGCGATTCGCGGGGCTTGTCTGCGTGAAAAATAAAAAAATGGGTTGACAAGCTGACAACAAAGGAGGTGGCCGGAGGTATGCCAAATGAGAAAGATTCGCGCGCGCGCGTAACAGAAGAAGAAAAATTTATTTTCAACACGGCAGATACATGCCAGTTCTTTCAGATTTCCCGCGAAACTTTGTCAACGTGGCAGAAAAAGGGCGCGCCAAAAGAGTCCCGTGGAAAATGGAACATAAAAGCCCTCATGGAATGGCGTTACACAGGGAAAAACGCTGAAAGCTCAGAAACCCGCAAGCTACGGGCTGAGGCTGATTTGAAAGAGGCTAAGGCGGCCCAGGAAAAAATAAAATTAGGTGTGACACAGCAGGAGTATATCCCTGCCAGCGTGATACAGAGCGAACTTGTACGCCTGCTGGGGAATGTCAAAAAGTCTTTGCTGGCAATGGGGCACAATATCGCGTCTGATTTGGCCGCGCTGGATCCGGAAACGGTAACCGTGGCAAAAAAAGAGGTTGACAAGCGGATAAATGATGCCCTTACAGAGCTATCAGAGGGGAGGTTATACCGTGGCAGGGCAAAGAAAAAAACGAAAAAATGAGCTGGAATATCCGGACTGGATACTAAACGCCCTGGCCGTGCTGAAACCGCCGGAAAAGCTGACTGTATCACAATGGGCGGATAAGTACAGAATACTGTCAGAAATGGATTCAGCCTCACCGGGGCATTGGCGAACCAGCAAAACGCCGTACCTCAGGCAGGTGATGGACACATTTAACGATGATTTTGTGCATGATATAACCTTTTGCGCCGGCACCCAGCTGGGGAAAACCAGCGCAGAGCAGAATATGATTGGTTATGCCATAGCGCAAGACCCCGGCCCCATGATTATCGTCTATCCTACGGAAAAACTAGCAAAATTCACCAGTGAAAAAAGATTGCAGCCACTCATCACGCTAAGCCCGGACCTACAAAAACGCTACCGGGAGCGGGAAAGCAAGGATTTGGAGCTGTCTTTTGATTCTATGTATATCGCCCTCACTGGGGCAAATAGTGCGTCTGACCTTTCCAGCCGTCCGGCGCGCTATGTCATATTCGATGAAATAGACAAATTTCCGAAATGGACGGGGGCGGAGGCTGGCCCTCTTGACCTTGCGGCGGAGCGTACCAAGACTTTTTATAATTACAAGATTGTCAAAGTGTCCACCCCTACGCTGAAAACGGGCAATATTTGGCAGGGATGGGAAAACGCGGATATCCAGTATAAATATTTCGTTCCATGCCCTCATTGCGGCGAAATGCAAGAGCTAGAATTTAAGCAAATCAAGTGGCCGGAGGGAGCGGACGAAACCGAGGCGCGGGCGGCTGCATACTATGAGTGCAAGCATTGCCACGAGATTGTGGATGATAGATATAAGCCTCAGATGCTAAAAGATGGGGAATGGCGTGGGGAAAAGAAATGCAAGGGCCGTGCTCATAAAGTGGGCTTTCACTTAAACAGCTTATATTCCCCGTGGCTGAGTTTTGGGGATGTTGCCGCCAAATTTGTGGCAAGCAAGAATGAGCCGCCACTGCTCATGAACTTTATCAACTCATGGCTTGCGGAGCCGTGGGAAGATAAGTCCAGCCGGATGCAGTCAGATGTTATCATGGAAAAACAACTGCCGTATGAGCGCGGAACTATGCCGCCGGAGGCGCAACTGCTGACCGTGGGCATAGATGTGCAGCTGGATCATTTTTGGTTTGCTATCAGAGCATGGGGGCCACACCTTACTAGCTGGCTAGTCGATTATGGGCGGCTGGAAACGTGGGCGGATATTGAGGTGATGCTGGATAGGAATTACCCGGATACAAACGGCGAAATCCACAACATAAACCTGGCCTGCATGGACTCAGGGTACAACACGGATGAAGTCTTTGCCTTTTGTGCCCACCATTTAGGCCTAGTGCTGCCTACCAAGGGCGCAAGTAACCCGCTCAAATCCCGCTACCAGGTGAGTATCATAGACAAATCAATAGGCTTTGGCCTACGCCAATACCTCATGGATACCAACCAGCTAAAGAATTTTATTGCCTCCCGTATGGGGATAGACCCAGGGGCAGCGGGGAGCTGGAATGTGTACCGAGATATTGACCGCGAGTATTGCGACCAAATTTGCAGTGAGCAGAAAGTGGAACATAAGGACAAAAAAGGCCGCGTAACTACCGGATGGGAGAAAATAGGCAGTCATGTAGCAAATCACTTGCTTGACTGTGAGACAAACAACGCCCTGGCCGCTGAAATTTTAGGTGTGCGCTATCTCATGGAGCCGGAAGAAGAAACGGAAAAAACGCAACCGGCTGCGGATAGTCAGGATGATAATTGGCTAGGCGTGGATGATAATTGGCTATAAGGGAGGTTACAAAGATGGTTGAATTGGTGAATGTGATAAATAGCCGCGTGGTTACCACTTCCCGGAGGGTTGCAGAGGTTTTTGAGAAAGACCATAGGCATGTTTTGCGGGATATTGATAGCTTGAAAGAAGATGTGCCCAATTTTGGGCAGATGTTTGAGGAGGACAAAGCACCGGATAGCTACGGCAGGCCCCAGCGGGTGTATTACCTAAACCGTGATGGGCTTTCTTTACTGGCAATGGGCTTTACTGGCCGAAAAGCTATGACATGGAAACTGAAATACATGCAGGCTTTCAACAGCATGGAAAAAGCATTGCAGGAACGCAATAAACCGTCTTATCAGATAACCGACCCCATAGCCCGCGCCCAAGCGTGGATTGAAGAAGAAAAGAAACGGCAACTGCTGCAAGCTCAAAATGAGGAAATGAAACCCAAGGCATTGTTTGCGGATGCCGTCAGTTCGTCCCGTACTTCTATCCTGATCCGCGACCTTGCCAAATTGGTAAAGCAGAATGGTGTGGACATGGGCCAAAACAGGCTATTCTCATGGTTGCGAGATAACGGATATTTGATAAAATCCGGCAGTGACAAGAATATGCCCACCCAAAGGAGCATGGATATGAGCCTTTTTGAGATTCAGGAGGGCAATTATACCGACGGCGGCGGGCGGAACTGCATTACACGCACCACCAAGGTGACCGGGAAAGGGCAGGTGTATTTTATCAACAAATTGGTAAAACAGGAGCGGGAAAATAAAATTGTTTGACAACTCAAAGCCAAAAGTGCTATTATTAGGGCATAGAAGTGTATCTACTGGCCACTTGCAGCAATGCAGGTGGCCTTTTCTAGTGCAATTCTTTAAGATAACGGGAAAGGAGGTGACCAATTTGGAGGAAATCGAAGTGTTAAAGGTGCAACTGGACAATGTGCGGGCGGCTATCATGGCCATAGAGACAGGGGCGCAAGATTATCAGATAGCCAACCGGCGGATTACCAAGGCTGACCTTGCTACCCTGTACAAGCGGGAAACCAGCCTAAAGAAACAGATTGCCCAGCTATCCGGCAATGATTTGTATTTCGCTGAATTGGGGCGCGTATGATTAAGCTACTGGAAAAAGCCATAGCGGCAATATCCCCACAATGGGCTTGCCAGCGTGCATTTTACGCGGAAAGCCTACGAGCCTATGAGGCTGGAGAGGTAAACCGTTTCAATGATGGATGGCTGCCGGTGAACACCGACACGGAAAACACCGACAAAACCCAGCGGGATTTAATCAAAGCCCGTGCCCGTTATCTTGAAGATAACAGCGATATAGCCGGGGCGGCGATTGGCGGCATTATCCGCAATGTGGTAGGCACAGGCATTAAGCCCCAGGCACGAACCGGCAACGATGAACTGAATAAGCAGATAGAAAGCCTTTGGCAGGAATGGACAAGGGCAGAAAACTGCGATATTACGGGCCAGCAAACCTTTGAGGAATTGCAGGCCCTTTTATTACGCCGGAAAATCGTAGACGGGGAAATCCTGATAAAGAAAACCGTAAGCAAGCAGGGAAAATTCCCGCTGAAATTGCAGGTTATCAAGTCGGATTTGCTCAGTCAGTACATGCTCACGGCCCCCAAGACGGGCAACGTGATCCGCTCAGGTGTGGAACTGGATGCCCATTTGAAACCGCTGGCCTACTGGATAGACAAGAAAAGCCCTGACGGCTTTATCCAGTATGACCCGGACAGGGTAGCTGCCGGGGAAATAATCCACCTGTGGACACGCAAGCACCCTGACCAAATCCGTGGTATTTCCGACCTTGCACCGATTATAAAGCGTTTGAAGGATACCCAAGACTATTTGGACGCTGAAACTGTGGCGGCGCGTATTGCAGCATGTTTTTCCGTGCTCATTACCACCGAAACAGGGACGGCGGCGGTTGGCCGTATCGGCAATACCAAAGACCCGGAGGGCAAAAAGTTGCAGTCATTGCGGCCGGGTATGATTAAATACCTTGCCCCAGGGGAAAAGGTGGAAACTGTCAGCCCTTCCCGTGGTATGGCGAATACAAAGGACTATATCAGTATCCAGGAGCGGCTGGCAGGCGCCGGACTGGGGCTTTCCTATGAGCTTATGAGTCGGGACTTCAACAAGGCCAGCTTTTCCAGTGCCCGCCAAGGCATGCTGGAAGATAGAAAGACCTTTGAACCCATGCAGGATTACCTTGCGGCCCATTTGTGTGCCCCTGTATACCGGGAGTGGTTGGATTTGTGCGTAATGGCGGGGCTTATCAATATTCCGGACTACGCGCAAAACCGCGAGAAGTACCAGCGGTGTGACTGGGTAACACCCGGATGGGCATGGATCGACCCGTCGAAAGAAGTTGCGGCGGATATCAACGCCCTGCAAAACGCCGGCAAAACATTGTCCCAATGGTGTGCAGAGCGCGGGTATGATTGGCGTGAGCAGTTGGAGCAGATGGCCTTAGAGAAAGAAACGGCTGAGTCTATGGGCTTAAAGCTGGCAATTCATACGCCTATAACGGTGCAGGCCGCACAGAGTAACCATGTAAACAATAATGATGGAGGAGAAGATAATGACGACGAAACCGAAAAGCCGGAATGAACCCCAAAAACGTGACCTTTTTGGCACACTGTCCTTGCGTGAGGCAGGGGAGGGCGGCGAAGATAGCCGCATAGTAGATTTGTCTTTGTCGAGTGAAGAACCTTACAAACGGTGGTTTGGTACAGAAATCCTGAGCCACGATGAGGAGGCTATTGATTTAACCCGGTTGCAGGAATTGGGCGTGGCACTTTTCAACCATGACCGGGATACTGTCATAGGTAAAATTCTTTCCGTGGAACTGGATAAGGACGAGCGCAAACTGAGGGCCAGCGTGCAGTTCGACGAGGACGAAGAAAGCGACAAGATTTATCAGAAAGTCAAAAGCGGCACCCTTAAAGGTGTGTCGGTTGGCTATATGGTAAACGTATGGGAAGATGTGGCAGAAGGTGCCACGAGTACAGACGGGCGGTTTACAGGCCCTTGTTCGGTAGCTACCCGCTGGACACCTTACGAATTGTCCATAGTGTCTATTCCTGCTGATACCACGGTGGGTGTGGGCCGTAGTTTAGAAAATCAGGATTTAGAGAATGGAGATGTAAAGATGAAAGATCAGAATACGCCTCAGGTAACGCCGGAAAATACGCCGGAAAAGCCTCAGGTAAACGAAAATGAAGCCCGTGAGGCTGGTATGATGGCAGAGCGTCAGCGCGTGCAGGAAATCAGTGCCCTTTGCCGTCAGTTTGGCATTGATGGTGAAAAATTCATCAATGATGGCATGACGGTAGAGGCCGCGCGGGCGGCAGTCCTTGACCAGCTGGCTAATGAGCGTAAGGGGCAGAATGTAACGGTACAGGTGGACGAAATGGACAAATTCCGCGCCGCCGCTACGGATGGGCTGGCAATGCGCGCCGGTTTGCATTTGGACAAACCTGCTGCCGGTGCCGGTGATTTCCGTGGTAAGCGTATGTTACGCCTTGCCGCTGAGTGTATCGAGCGTGAAAAAAGCATGAATACCCGCAATATGACGGATGAGGAGCTTGTCCGTGAGGCATTGACGGGCACGGGTGCTTTCCCCGGTATCTTGTCCAACGTAGCAAACAAGAGCATGGCCCAGGCATATCAGACGGCCCCCACTACTTACCAGCTTTGGACGGGCAAGGGCAGCAATACCGACTTCAAGGCCGCTACCCGTTACCGCTTGAGTGAGGCCGATGAGCTGGAAAAAGTCAACGAAAACGGCGAATTTAAGCATGGCGAACTGAAGGAAAATAGTGTATCTGCTACCGTAGCCACCTACGGCAAAACCTTTTCCCTCACCCGTCAAGCCATTATCAACGACGACATGGGCGCACTCAAAACCCTGCCGTCCATCTACGGCGCGGCCTGCCGCCGTATGATTAACAAGATGGTTTATGCTATCTTGACGGATAACCCCACCATTGAAGGTACGGCACTTTTCCATGCAAATCATAAAAACTTGCAGACTGAGGCCCTCACGGTAGCAGGCTTGGGCAAGATTAAAGCAGCTATGGCCAAGCAGAAAAACATTGGCGGCAAGGAGTTCTTGAACATTCAGCCAGCTTACCTGATTGTACCGGTTGATTTGGAAGTAGAGGCGGCCCAGCTTATCAATTCTGTGGTTGACCCGTCCAAGAACAACGCCGCAATTAACCCGTTTGCTAACAAGCTGAGCGTGGTTGCAGATCCGGAACTTTCCGCAAGCAATGTGTTCTACATGGCCGCCGCGCCGGGTATCGTGCCCACTATCGAAGTAACCAGCCTCAACGGCAACGAAACGCCGACGATGGAAAGCGCGGTGCAGTTTGACACACTGGGTATCAAGTGGCGTATTTACCACGATGTAGGCGTGAACCTGCTTGATTTCCGTGGTATTCAGAAAAGCACGATTAGCTGATTAAGGAGAAGGTGAAACAAATGGCAAAAGCAACTTTTGTGCAGAAAGGTGATAATATCGACTTCACCGCTGCCGCTGATATTGCGTATATGGATGTGGTAACCCTTACGGATCGCATTGGCGTAGCCCTGGAAAATATCGCCAATGGTGCCACGGGTACGGTAACGCTTACGGGCGTGTTTGAGTTCCCCGCCGCAACTGGCAGCGGCAAAGCCCTGACTGTGGGCCAAAAGGTATACTGGGACGCAACCAACAGCGTCATTACCCCCACGGCAACGGATAATATCTTTGCAGGCTATGCCGTAGCGGCAAAAGCAGCCGCCACGGCGGTGGCCCGTGTGCGGATTGGCTAAAATGGGATTCAAAGATATGGTGGCGGCGGATATTTCCGCCGTTTTCCTGAACCCTGACGAGTTCGGGGAGACTCACAACCTCAATGGCACGGACTGCGTGTGTGTGATTTCCGGAGACGAAACAGACAAGCGGAGTGCGGCCTTGTTGGATAGCAGGCGAACCCCGGACGGCCTAAGCGGCGACTTTGTTACTGTATGCGTGAAAGCGTCGGATTTGCCCCATATCCCCAAGATGGGAACCAACTTCAAGGTTGATGGCAAACTCTACAAGGTGGATACATGCACCAATGACATGGGTATGCTGACCATGACGCTGGGGGCGTACAGGATGGGAGTGCCTTTAAGATGATTCAGATAGATGCAAGAGACCTGCAAAAGGCCCAACAGCTATTAGCAGGGATTCCAGGGGCGGCAGATAAAGCCGCCAAAACAGCTATACGCAAGAGTATTCGCGGAGCAAAACGGGACGCAACCCAAAAGGCCCGGGAACGCTACACGATAAAGTCCGGCTATGTGACAAAAACAATAAAGTTTTCGTTTTCAGCGGGCGGCGCGGTAATGACTTCAAAGGGGCGCGTCAATGATTTGGCGTATTTCCGCACAAATCCCAAGAGCGTACCCAAGAAAAGACCGCCAACAGGTAAATACCTGTACAGTCAGGTGGTAAAGGGACAGGGCGGCACCATTGCCCACGCTTTTCTTGCCAAAATGAAAAGTGGGCACGTTGGTGTATTCCGGCGAACTGCCGGCAATGACAGCTTGCCAATAAACAAGCTGAGTGGCCCGTCTACACCGCAAATGCTGGAAAGCCCAACGGTGCGGGACTATATCGAAAAGCGTATACAGGAACGGCTTGCGTCAAATATTGAGCATGAAGTAAACGCCTTTTTGATGGGGTATAGACGATGATACCGACAATGTTAGTTAAAGCAGTGGCCAAACAAGTACGGGAGGCCACCAAACTTTATAAAATGCAAGCTGAGGGGCAGGAAGATAAGCCCGTGACCGTATACGAGCAGCATATTCCGGATGAAGAATATGAAAATGATACATATTACCCCTATGTGATTGTTTCTTGTCAAAATGTGGAAGATGTAGAGGATGGTTCAACGGCCACCATTGGCCTGACTATTGGCGTATACGGGCAGGATAAACTGGCATGGATGGACATGCTTTCCATCATGGAACGGATCCGGCAGCGGCTTTTATTAGTTCGCCTGCTGGATGATATGTTTAGGCTTATACTACCCACGAAGTTTGAAACCATTGAAAGCCAGCCATATCCATTTTGGTTTGGTTATGGGACTCTTGTCTATCAGATACCCCAGCCAAACGCCCAAATGGCTATGAAACTAAATGCGATTATGGAGGAGGATAACTAATGGCTGAGAAAAAGACGGCGGAAAAGAAAGCCGCCACTACCACTACCAAGAAAGCCACGGTATATGTTGGGCCTAACCGCTTAACGGAAGGGCTGAAACAGTACACGGTATACCGTGGTGATGTAACCGAATTGGTAAAGGGATACACCGAGAAATATAAAAATATTTCCCGCCTGTTTGTTCCGGTAGCGGAACTGGATGCCGCAATGGTGGCTATCAAAAAGCAGGGTACACCGCTTTACCTGGCATTTAACGAAGTTAAGAGAGAGGGGAGTAAGTAAATGGCTTACAAACATGGCGTATACACCAGTGAGCAGGCCACCAGTCTTGTGGCAATGACTCAGACGGACAGCGGCCTGATTGTGGCTTTTGGCACCGCGCCGGTACACCTGGCCAGTGACCCGGCAGCAGTCAACACGCCGGTGCTTTGCTACACCTACAAGGAGGCTGTGGCGGCTTTTGGCTATTCGGCTGATTGGAAAAAGTATGGCCTTTGTGAGGCTATCAAAACCCAGTTTGCTTATTTCAACATGGCACCTATCGTGTTGATTAACGTACTGGATCCGGCAACGCATAAAACGGCTGTGGTGGGCAGCGAAAAGCAGATTGCGGATGGCGTGGTTAAAGTAGCTGAGCCGGTACTTATCCCGTCGCTCAAAGTATCTTTGACCGCTGACGGTGACCCGCTTGTGATTGATACCGATTACACGGCGGCCTATGAGGATGAAACCCTTGTAATTACGCCGATTGCGGGCGGTGCTATTGGCACGGCAACGTCTTTGTTCTTGTCTTATGACAAGCTGAACCCGGGGGCCGTGGATGAAGATGATATTATCGGCGGCGTAAACCTCACCACCAACAAGAACGAGGGTATGGAGCTGATTGATGAAATCTATCCGCGCTTTGGGCTTGTGCCGGGCACTATCATTGCACCGAACTGGTCTCACAATACCAAAGTGGCGGCAGTTATGCGCGCTAAATGCGTAAATATCTGTGGCCATTTCAACGCAATTAACATTTGCGACGAACCCACGGATGTAGTCAAGAGCTACACGGCGGCAAGCAGCTGGAAGAACACAAACAACTTTGTGGACAAAAACACGCTGCTGACCTGGCCACTCTTGAAACTGGCAGATGAAACTTTCCACATGAGCACCCAGCTGGCTAGTCTCATGAACCGCACGGATAGCCAGCACGACGATATCCCCTATTATTCCCCGTCTAATAAGTCCTTCCAGGCTGACGGCGCAAAGCTGGAAGATGGTACGGAAGTGTATTTGAATAGTGCTCAGGCGGCTTATTTGAACGGCCAGGGCATTATCACGGCACTTAACTTTATTGGCGGCTGGAAATCGTGGGGCAACCGCACCACGGCTTACCCGTCCAACACGGATGTAAAGGACAACTTTATCACGAACCGCCGTATGTTCAACTGGGTGGGTAATACCCTTGTTACCACGTTTTGGAGCAAGATTGACGACCCGGGAAATAAGCGACTCATTGAGACTATCGTGGATAGTGCCAATATTTGGCTTAACGGCCTGACCGCCAAAGGCGCGCTGCTGGGTGGCCGCGTAGAGTTCCGCGAGGATGAAAATACCACCACCGACTTGATGGACGGTATTCTGAGGTTCCATGTCTACATGACCCCGCCCTCCCCGGCCCGTGATATTGAATTTGTGCAGGAATATGACACGGATTATATTTCTACGCTGTTCGCATGATAGAAGGAGGATAGACAATGGCAAACATTAACATGGTGAGGGATAAACTTGTAAACTTTGAAGTTTTCAAGTCTGGTAACCGTAAGCTGGGTATGGCAGATGTTACCCTGCCGAACCTCAAATATAAAACCTCCACCCTTTCCGGTGCCGGGATTGGTGGAGAAATCGAAATGCCTACCCCGGGACAGACCGAGAGCATGGAGCTGGAAATCAACTGGCGCACCATTAACGAGGACGTGACCGAGCTGGCAGGCATGGAGGCCCACGATTTGGAACTGCGCGGCGCAAATGAGCAGTACGATGCCGGTACAGGCAAGATTACCACTCAGGCCGTGAAAATCAACGTGCGCGGTGTACCGAAAGGTGCAGATTTGGGCGCGTTCAAACCTGCCGATCATACAGACAGCAAGACCACGCTGGAAATTCTGTATATCAAGGTGACGATTGACGGCACCCGCAAGATTGAAATTGACAAGCTGAATTATATTCACTATGTCAATGGCATCGACTATTTGGAAGGTGTAAGAAAGGCTTTGGGCCTGTAAGATGATGAAAACGCGCCGTCAGAGGATGGCGGCGCGCTATATTGGAGGTTATGAAGATGGCAGAAGAAAAAACGCAACCGGTTGCGGATACGGAAGAAGAAAAGAAAGAGCTGGATTTTTCCAATTTGGAGGCCCAGCTGGAAGAACTGACCGCTAACGACTACACCCAGGCAGAAAGGGAGTGCCGTATGGCAGCGGATCCGACACCGGACATTGTTCACAGTTCGGCTTTTTGTGCCCGTTTGGCGGCTAAAGCTATGGGGGTATCTTATGCGGAAATCCGTGCACTCAAAATCAAGGTGTATGCGCCTGTGATTGAACGGGTAAAGGCTTTTTTATTATCCAGTTTGGGCGAAATGGTAATCCAGCGCAACAGCTGAGGGCCATAGCGTTTGAACTGCGAGACGCGGGGAGCCTTGACTATTGGCTTTCACAGTCATTGCGGGAGCTGAACGGCTGGCTGGATGTTATCAAAGAGTCAGCACGAAAAAAGAGATAAAAAATAGCCCCGCCGTGGGGCGGAGCTTTAAGCGTGTAAAATTCGAGCAAATAGTTTTAGGAGTTCCCAGGCAAGGCCGAGCAAAAAGCCGGCTGCAACAACACCGAGGATAAACGCGATAAAGATTGCTAGTGCCATAGTGCATACCTCCCTAAAACATTGGCTTTACTCATATTATAGCAGAAAGGAGGCGGTTTTTGTGGCTGCTGGAAAAATATTTGCGATATCATTTGCCTTAAATGCGATGATGGGGGCCAGCTTTAGCAGCACCATGTCACGCGGGGCGGCGGTGATGCAGTCACTAAATGCAAAAACCAGCGCACTTAATGCAGAGCAGAAACGCCTAGATAGGGAATGGCAGAACTCCCAAAATGCTGTAAGAGGGTATGCGCGGGAAATGCAGCGGATCCAACAGCAGTATGACCAAGGGAAGATATCCCAAAGTCAATATCAATCCTCTATGGATAGGATAAAGCAGAGCATGAGTACGGCGGGCATGAGTGCCAGCGAATACCGCGCCCATTTGCAACGCTTAAAGCAGGAAATGGATCAGGTAAGCGCGGCGGCAGCCCGGATGCAGGCGGCACAAGCGGCCAAAACTGCTGCCGGTGCCAATTTAAGCAGTGCATGGGCGGGGATGCAGAGTGCCGTAGTAACTGCCGGCATGGTAGCCGCGCCTTTGGTTGGTGCAGTCGAAACCGCTGCAAACTTTGAGGCGGCTATGTCTAAAGTGCAGGCGATTACTGGCATTACAAGCAAGACGGATGAACGGATGCAGGCACTTACCGCCACGGCTAGAAAATTGGGCGAAACAACCCAGTTTAGTGCCACTCAGGCAGCAGAGGCAATGTCTTATTTAGGCATGGCAGGCTGGAACTCACAGCAGATTATAAGCGGCATGCCAGGGCTTTTGTCTTTGGCGGCGGCCAGCGGTACAGATTTGGCCCGCGCGGCTGATATTGTTTCTGACGATTTAACGGCCTTTGGTTTGACGGCAGATGATGCCTCACACATGGCAGATGTATTCGCCGTTACAGTAACCAAGACCAACACAACCGTGGAAATGCTGGGGCAAACCATGAAATACGCCGCGCCGGTGGCTAAGGCTTTTGGCGCGTCGATGGAAGAAACTGCCGCAATGGCTGGCCTTATGGCAAACGCCGGTATTAAGTCCAGTCAGGCAGGTACAACTTTGAGAGCGGGCTTTTTGAGACTGGCAGGCCCACCGAAAAAGTCCCGTAAGGCAATGGAGGAGCTAGGTATTTCCATGTCGGATGCAATGGCCCAGCAGGAAGAAGCAAGGGCGGCCCTCAATGAATTGGGCATAGACATGGACAGCTTTAGCGGTACGCCCGCCCACAAGATGGTGGCTGTACTGAATGAAATCCGAAACAAAACCCAAAACCTCACCGGGGAGCAGAAACTTGCAACCATGCAGGCTATATTTGGCACCGAGGCGGCCACGGGCTGGCTTAGTGTCATAGAGGCAGGCCCGGAGGCTTTTGAGGAATTGGTGGCACAAATGGAGAACTGCGACGGCGCGGCTGAGCAGATGGCCAAAACCATGATGGATAATGCCAAAGGTTCGTGGGTACAGCTTAAAAGTGCTGTGGAAGGTTTGGCAATATCCATAGGCACAATTTTCCTGCCGACCCTGACGGCGGGCGGCAAACAGCTGGCAGAAATGGCCGGCAGTGCCTCCCAATGGGTACAGCAGAATGAGGGCTTAGTGAAAGGTTTGGCTGAGGTGGCTTTAGGGCTAACCACGGCTTTTGTCGGATTCAGAGCGTACAGACTGGGGGCGGCGGCTATACAGTACGTTGCCGCAAATACCCTGTACTATGTTGAAATCCTCAAAAATACCACAATAGGATCCAAACTGCTGACTGCTGCAATGCAACGGCAGGGGCAGATTGTTTCTGCTTTGCGTGGGGCTTTTGATGCGAGTATGTATCGCAACTTTGCCAACAGCGCAATGGCGGCATTTGCACGTATGAGAGCTATCACATGGGCGGATATCGGCACGCGGATGCGGGCGGCTTTGAGCTTTGGCGGCGGCCCCGGCATGTTTTCCCGTGTACTGGCAGGGATTCAGGCATTTAAGGCAGGGCTTTTGAGTGCCATTGCAGGAATACCCGGCAAACTGGCAAGTTTGGGGCGCGCCGCAATGACGATGTGGCGGGCGTTTTCTTTTGCCAACGTACTCAAAAACGTGGTATCAGGCTTTAGGGTGGCGGCAGTAGCTATCCGGGCATTTGGTGCCGCGTCCATGTCGTTTGCTTTATCCCCGTTAGGTATTGCTTTGATTGCAATAGCTGGGGCGGCTATGCTCATATATCAAAACTGGGGCACCGTAGGGCCTTTCTTTATGTCCTTGTGGCAGCAGATACAAACGGCCTTTACTAATGCGTGGGCAATGATAAGCCCTGCAATAGATCAGTTTTGGCAGGCATGTGTCAACCTGGGAACTGCCGTGGCCCCGGTACTGGAAAGCCTATGGCAAACAGTGCAGGCAGCATGGGCACAGATTACGGCAGTATTTGCCGAAAATCAGGGCACCATTGATACAGTAATAAACATTTTCACAATGCTGGCCGAGGTAGTAGGCGTGGTTTTGGTGGGTGCTTTTGTCGGTTTTGTGAGTATGTCCGTGGGTGTGCTTACTGCATGGGTAGGCATGATAGCCTCAGTGATTACGGGAGCCATTGGCGTGCTGACCGGTATTATTGACTTTATCACGGGCGTATTTACCGGTAATTGGTCTCAGGCATGGCAGGGCGTAGTTGAAATTTTCAGCAGCATATTCAATATGCTGGCAGGCATAGCAAACAGCGTATTGGGCGGCATTATGAACACCGTCAACAGCATAGCCAACGCCGTGAAAAGTATCCACTTTGGCGGTGGCGGCGGCGGCCAACAGATTGCTGCCAATGCTCAGGGCGGTATTTATCGCAAAGGTGCTTTCCTCACAACCTTTGCAGAGGATAGCGCGGAGGCGGCTATTCCTTTGGATGGTTCCCCACGGGCCGTTGGCCTATGGCAGAAAGCCGGGGAAATATTAGGCGTAGGGCAGAAAAATGCACCTGTACGGCAGAGAGTTGCCATTGATGAAGGGGCTGCAGCGGCCCCCAACGGGATAACAATGCCGCCAATTACCATAAATGTCAACGTATACGGAGACAGCGACCCCGGCACTATTCGCCGGGCGGTAACGGATGCAGGGCGTAAGTTCCAAAAATCCTTTGCAGAGCAAATGGCAGAGTTTGAACATGAAAGGGGGCGGCTATCTTTTGGCTAAGACATATACAACGCGGAGCGGTGATACATGGGATTTAATAGCCTATGAGCAGTTGGGCGCGTGCAATTATGTAAATTTGCTGATTGAGTCCAACCCCCAGTATGTCAACACGGCGATTTTTTCAGCGGGTGCCGTCCTTACCCTGCCGGAGATAACGGCAGACAATAGGACGGAAAACCTGCCGCCGTGGCGGAGGTGATTAGATGCCGCAAGCAAGGCGAACAACTATCAAGTGCCTTTATGAGGGCACGGATATTTCCGCCGATATAGCCAACTATTTCAAATCCTTTTCAGTACGCGAGGTTTTGAGTGGGGAGGCGGACACGGCAGAAATCACAATGCACGACCGGGAAGAGCTTTGGACAGGCGACTGGCTGCCGGACAGGGGCGCAACCATGGACATAACCATAACCGTCAACGATTGGGAGGGAGAGGGAGACACGAGAGAGCTGCCTTTGGGCAAGTTTGAAGTGGACGAAATAACCAACACCGGCCCACCAAACGAGGCCAAAATAAAGTTGGTATCCATTCCCAATGATTCCAGTTTGCGCGGGGTAGAGAAAACCCGGGCATGGGAGAAAGTCAAGCTGTCCCAAATAATCAAAGATGTGGCGGATGGGGCAGGAATGGAAAACTATTTTGATGCCCCGGAGGATCCGACGCTGGAACGCGCGGAACAGTCCGAACAAACCGACCTGTCATTTTTGCAGAAACTTTGCAAGGATGCCGGCCTGGCTTTGAAGGTATCAGACAAGAAAATCATTGTCTTTGATATCTCAAAATATGAGCAGGCGGATCCGGTACTGACTATCACCAAAAAAAGCAACTGGCTTTTATCCTTTGAGTGCCGGTCTACTATCCACGATATCTACAAGGCGGCCCATGTAAAGTATAAGCACAGCAAGAAAAATAAGCTGATTGAGTACACTTTCACAGACCCAAAAAGGGAGAAGGGCCAAACCTTGCAGATAAATGAGAAGGTGGAAACGCTGGAAGAGGCGGAAAAGCTGGCCAAGAAAAAGCTGCATGAGAAAAATTTGGAAGAGGTGGCCGTAAGCATGACCCTTGTGGGCAATTTCGCCCTGCTGGCCAGCAACACGGTGGAGCTTAAAGGATTCCACCGATATGATGGCAAGTATCTGATTAAGCAGAGCACCCACGACATAGGGCATGGGTACACTACCAAGATAGAATTGAGGCGGGTAATAGATGGGTACTGATGCAGAGAGAGCCTTGCGGGGCATGCTCAGAACGGGCACGGTGGCCAGCGTCAATGTGGCAAACAATACCGCGCGGGTAAAGTTTGACGATAAAGACGGCATAGCCTCCCCGGAACTGCATATATTGCACCGCTGCTCAGGGAAAAATAAAGACTACTGGGTGCCGGATATTGGTGACCAAGTTCTTTGCATATTCAACAACAACGACAAGAATTTTTCCACCGGCTGGATTATGGGGAGCTACTTCACGGATACCCAGCCACCGCAAGTGTCCAGCCCGGACATAATGCGAATGGATTTCGCGGATGGATCGTTTATTGAGGTTGACCGCGCCGCCGGTTCGTTGAAAATCAACTTTACCGGCCCAATAACCATAAACGGCAGCACAATTCATTTGAATTAAAGGGGTGATGATATGCCGGCACAAACGAGAGTAGGAGACAACAGCACCGGACATGATGCGTGCCCGCCTATTGCTTTGGCGGCAGGTAGCCCCAACGTATTTGTAAACGGGATACCGGCGGGGCGTGTGGGGGATAGCTATAACCCTCATTCATGCCCTGCACACCCACCCCATAGTGGCGTGATTGCCAGCGGCAGCGGCACGGTTTTTATCAATAACAGCCCGGCGGGGCGTGTGGATGATCCGGTATCATGTGGTGGCAGCGTGGCGGCAGGCAGTCCGAATGTATTTGTAGGGGGGTGAGGAGATGTCTTTCTTGTCAGGCGTGGCAGGGAGCTATCAAAAGAGCGTGCAAAAGCGGCTTGACAATATGGGCAAGGGGCTTTTATCGCAATTACGCGGGAAATTATCCTCCTGGGGCTTTTCAATGCCGATTGGTTCGCTGGGAGATATCGTATTTGAGGTATCCAGCCGGGAGGTGCGAACATTCAAAGACTACAAACGCACCACAAAAGCCCGTTACCAGTCTCATGAAATTATAGGGCTAAAGCCGATACTGGAATATATTGGCCCGGATGGCGAGGAAATTTCCTTTACAATGCAGTTTTCCGTCGCGCTGGGGGTTGAACCAGTGGACGAAGTGAATAAAATCCGGGAGCTTTGCGAAAAAGGCGAGGCAATGTATTTTGTGCTGGGGAACGAGACCATAGGAGCCAACCAGTGGATTATTGAGAGTGTGGGCGAAAGCGTGGACACTATCGACAACAGCGGGCGGGTGATTGTCACTCAAATAGATGTGACCCTGAAAGAATATGTACCTGCTTTGATAGAGGGGGCGGATAGCAATGGTGGTTGATGTTACGGCAGAGGTTGGCAAGGTGAATTTTGCACCTGCCACCGAGCTGGAAGAAATAATACAGAATGTCCGCACTATCCTTTCCACATTGAAAAAGACGGTGCCCATGGATAGAGAGTTTGGCATAAGCGGGGATATTGTAGATTTACCCATAGCCACCGCCCAAGCGAAACTCACAGCGGAAATCGTGGCAGCAGTAAATAAATATGAACCCCGCGCCGCCGTGGTATCGGTGGGGTACGAGGGGGAGGAAACTGAGGGCAAAGTTATAACGAAAGTGAGGATAAAAGTAAATGGAGCTTAAAAAACTACCGGATATAACATTTGCAGAGCGCGATCCGACGGCCATAGAGCTGAATATTGTGGGTACAGTAGAGGAATATTTGGATAGAAAGCTGGCCAGGGCTGACCCTTTGAGGCTTTACTTGATGGGGTTGGAGGCTATCATTATCCAGCAAAGGGAAATTATTGACCGTGGGGCAAAAATGAACCTGTTAGCCTTTGCAGAGGGCGATTTCTTAGAGCACCACGGCGTTTTGGTGGACACAGACAGGCTGGAAGCAACTGCCGCGACAGTTACCTTGCGTCTTACTCTTTCCACCGCGAGAGAGGCAGCCACGGCAATTCCAGCGGGTACGAGAGCGACGGCGGGCGATGGCGTTTATTTTGCTATTGATGACGCGGCAATAATCCCGGCTGGGGAAACCTCCATAACGGTGGCCGCGACTTGTACCGAAACCGGAACAAAAGGAAACGGCTATGTGGCGGGAGAGATTAAGACATTGACCGACCCGGTGCCATTTGTGGCCACGGTGGCCAATACCACCACCAGCGAGGGCGGCGCGGATAGAGAGAAAGACGATGATTACAGGAGCCGTATACAAGAAGCACCTGAACGGTTTTCTGTGGCGGGGCCGTCCGGGGCCTATGAGTATTTCGCCAAAGCTACAAACCCATTGATTGCTGACGTAAAGGCCAAAAACGGCGGCGCGGGCGTGGTTAATGTCTATGTGTTACTGCAAGGCGGGGAGCTGCCAGGAGAGGAAATCCTTGCGGCGGTGGATGAAACGCTAAGCAATGACAAGATACGCCCTCTTACCGACAACGTGAACGTACTGGCACCCACGGCAGTGGATTATGATGTGAATGTAAAATACTGGGTATCCCGTGAAGATGCCACCGAGCTTGTGGAAATCCAAACTGCCGTAGAAAAAGCGGTGCAGGATTATGTCAGCTGGCAAAAAGCAAAGATGGGGCGCGATATCAACCCCACAGAGCTGTATTACCGGATACGCGAGGCTGGGGCAAAGCGGGCGGAAATTACCGAGCCAGTATTTACGGCAGTCAATGCTGCGTCTGTGGCCATAGCCGAAAATATTACTGTAAATTTGGAGGGGCTGGAAGATGATTAAGGAGCTGAAAACCTTATCATTGGTGGATATCCTGCCGGATAACCTGCTGGCTGACGAGCAAATATATGCCGCCGCTAAAGCCCTGGACAAGGAGCTGCAACTTGTAACGGAAGATTGCAAGCAAGTAATGCACTTATCCCGGATTGATGAACTGCCGGAGCCGGTGGTGGACTTGCTGGCATGGCAATGGCATGTAGATTTTTATGAGCAAGGCATGGATTTGCCCACCAAGCGGCGTATGGTAAAGCAGTCGATTGCATGGCACCGCCGAAAGGGCACCCCGTCAGCGGTGGAAGAAGTTGCCACCGCCGTATTTGGAGAGTCCAAAGTATCAGAGTGGTTTGATTATGGCGGTGATCCGTACCACTTCAAG